AATTGTCAATGGCTGGAGTTCTTTGTGATGACTGCAATGTAGAAATGTTTTATCCACAACCTTATGTTGTTTTGGCTTGTATTCCACCAAAAATGACTGTTACATGCCCTAAATGCAACAAAGTTGATTACAAGATTAGATAAGAAAGGCACAAGAGAAATGATGCAATCAATCATTCCTACGCACTCGCTTGACCGCAGTGTAATTAAGTGGGAGGATCACCTGCGAGACCTCACTCCTGTTGAGAATCACAAAGGAATGTGGTTTAAGCGGGAGGATTACTTCAATACCCTCGGATACGGTGGTCCAAACGGAAGTAAATTACGCCAGTTGATTTATTATATGATTAACAACCAAAAAGGGAAGACGCACGTCTTGACGGGCGCGTCAATTCAAAGTCCGCAGCTTTCAATGTCCGCTATTGTAGGAGCGCACCTTGGACTCCCTTCCCGCATGGTAGTTTACTCAAAGCCTGATACCGTACTACGCCATGACAATCCTCGTATTGCTAGGGGATTCGGGACTCAGTTTGAGTATGCCAACGCGCCGTATAACCCAGTGTTGCAGCGCATGGTAGGTGACTTGACCCGCCCTGACTCCCTAGTAGTTAATTATGGTATTACGGTTGACCATCGGGAACATCCTGAAGACTTGATGGGCTTTCATGACGTCGGGGCTAATCAGACGAGGAACATCCCGAGTGAGGTCAAAACTTTGATTGTGCCCGCTGGCTCATGCAATTCCCTCTGCAGTATATTGCTCGGGCTTTCAAGGGATGCGCACAACATTGAAACTTTGTTTACCGTCGGCATTGGACCTAGCAAAGGCCAATGGATTCGGGAGCGAGCGGAGATTATGAATATTAATCTTGACGCGCTACCTTTCCGCTGGAAGCATCATTCTTTGCATGACACAGGATACTCAAAGTACACTGATAAGTTTACGGGCGAGTCCTATGACGGTATAGGTTTTCACCCTACTTACGAGGCAAAAGTCTGGCGCTTTTTACGGCAGCAGGGAATGGATTTTGATGATTCCGCGTTGTTCTGGATCATTGGTAGTGAACCAAAGTTGAGTGTGATTTCCCCGTTTTTTACACACCCAATTAATCCCAACTGAATTGAAGGGTTATTTTGAGCTATGTATTGCATAGGTAAGAGAGGGGCAAAAAATATTTTGCCTTTCTTGAAAAAAGTGAGCTATAGTTTTTCACATTGCTTCACCCGTCGTAAATTAATAACCGAAATAAANTTAATAAAGGAATTACAAATGAACACTCTTTCTACCAAATTAGTAAACCAAGCACTCAGTCAATCTGCTCAGATGCAAGATCTTGACCGCCTCGGCTTATTGCAGGCTCAAGCAGCAGAACTCAATGAGCAAATTGAGCAGTTAAAAGACGTATTCAAGAACGCTGGTGAGGGCACTTATGAGGCTGACCTCTACAAAGCCACCGTAACACTCGCTCAACGCAGTTCTTACGATTATAAACAGATGGTCGCTGACCTCGGTATTACTACTGAGCAATTGCAGAAGTATTACAAATCAACTGCTACAATTTCAATTCGCGTAACCGCTAGATAAGAAAGGATTCCCCTACGGGGGAAACTAATTATGAAAAAATTTAACTGGGCATCATACTTTCCTAACTACTTTATTGCTGATGTAGTTCTTTATTCAACTGTTGCATGGCTTATCAGTCGTTTCTTTTAATAAGGATATTAATCATGGCTAAACCCTCTAACTACTTAATGACAATGTATTGCGGTGACACCCTGCTTGACGTGTATGGGGAAGTTGACAATACTGAACCCAGCCTCGGTCACGTAGGCGGCATTGACATTGAAGACGTATACATTGCTGATACTGACATTAGCGTATGGGAGATGCTTCACTCTCTCAACTTTGATAAGTTTAACGAGGCTGCTCAAATGCAGTGGGGAAACAAATAAAATGAAGAAAATAGACTTTACATCAATTGGTTTTAAGAATTGGACCCCAGCCCCTCATCCTATGCAACATCGCATTGATGAGTTCAGAAAGATCCCTTCATTGTATAAATTACAGGTAGCTGAGTTTAAACTTAAGTTGGAGTTAGAGTATGAATCAGAGGAAGAGTTAGAAGAAGATTATGATGAGCCTATTTCAAAAGTAGAGGAAGAAGTAGAAACAGATCGCGATACCATCATGGAGAAAATATATGACAAGCTCTAAATGGGAATGGATTGGCGTGATTATCCTAGGTATTGTTTTAGGATGCATGTTCGGCTGGGGGTTTTGATGAGGAATAAATATCTTGACCAACCTAGTAAGTTACAGTTAACCTTAGCAGTTTTTATAATTGTAACAATGTTGTGTTTTCTTTATGTTTTTGTTAAAATTTTAATAGGAGTAATATTATGTCTGATACAGTTACTATGAGTTGGGAGCAGTCTTTTGAGGATTGGGAAAAGTTACTTGAACGCGCCAGTGCAACTGACATGCTCAAAGACCCAAAAGCCTGTTTTGATGAAGGATGGCGTCAAGCCGCAATGATTGCCGCTTCAATAGTGCAGCACAACCAAGACGCAACACCCTTAGAAATAGCAGTATATTTAGAAAGAAAGTTATTAAAATGAGTGAAATGAATGATTTCCAAAAGCAATTTTTCTCTAAGGGAACGGGCAGAACCTTGTTCACTCAAAAAGAGTTTGATGATGCATTGGCTATGGCTAAAGCTGAATTGATTGTACACGCTATCGAGGCTACAAAATATGCCGTAATCATTGAACGCGATGCATGTGCTAAATTAGTAGATGAAGCCGCTGACGAAGAAGATGAAGGTGAAACCTGCACCGCCATGCGTACAGTAGCAGAAAAGATTCGTAACCGCATACCGAGTCAACATATATGAAATTAAGACCTGAATCTATTAAAAATAGAATTGACCTTGTTGAATTGATTTCAAAATATGCTACATCTTGCGCGCTTGAAATGAAAGATGATAAATTTGAAAATATTAAAGTTGGAGCATATGTTAATGTTTTTAGCGCTCAAGACTTAGATAATTTTATTGATGAAATTGTAAATTTTACTTATGAAGAAACCTTCAAAATGATCAAACGAAATATGGAGAATATATGATTAAATATCTTTTTGTGTTCGCGTTCGGTTATCTTGCAGGTTCAGTAAATTGTCATGCTCAAACAAATGTTCAAGGAGCCATGACGTATCTGAATCAATATGGTCAGCCAGTGTCTACAGTAATGCCGCTCGGCAGCTCTCAGGTCGTTTTGAATCAGTATGGGCAAGTGGTGGGGTTTGGTATTCCCGTGCCACCTACTCCTGCCTCGTTACCCCTGCCAGTTGCCTTACCTACTTTACAATTAATGCCAATCCTCGGAGTTGCTAAATGACAGAATTTGAAGATGAAGTAATCAGATTGTTAAAAGAAATATTAAAAAAGTTGAAGAATAATGATTGAATCTGAATTCTGGCACATACTTCAACGGGAAATAGCCGCGAGGAAAAGTAAATGAAAGATTATAGATTACCAGAAAACCGTTTTGAGTATTTCAAGTCTCTTTATAATTTGAACCTTGTGTTTAAAGTACATCCTGGACTTGTGTATCTTTACATGCCCGCGCTCAAAAAGTATTATGACTGGAATGATGAGCAGGCTCTTTGGTTTGCTACAATCAATGGGCATACTCAAAATCCTATCACCAGTTTAAAAATTTTAGAGTTCATGCCTTCTATTCCTGAGAGTAAGGAAGAATGGAAAGCTGCGCATATCAAGTTTAATGAGGATTGGGCTACTTTGTCTTTTGATTCTGACCGTAATAAGCAGAAAAAAGATACCCTCAAAGGTCTTTACTCATATTCTGAATTAGTCAAGGCGCATGGCTCTCAAGTAAAGCTCTGGAGCGATACCAATTACGATTCGCTATGGGCTAAGGCAAATAGCATTGTTAGTTTTGGGCGGCTCTCTACGTTCTCTTACCTTGAGTACATAAAGATTAACGGGTTCGGGGCAGACTGCACTACTTTGATGTTTAATGATTTTGACGGCTCGCGCTCTCACCGTAACGGAATGTTATTCTTATTAGGTGCTGACAAATACGTATTTGATAAACGCCAGCCCAATCCACACTCAGGTAAGTATGATGACTTTGAGGGGATGTGTTCAGGTTTAGAAAAGAAAGCAGATAAGTTCTTGAAGGAATTTACCGCAGAGTATGGAAACTTTACAGACATTGGGCGGTTTACTTTTGAGTCTTGCCTTTGCCAATTCAAGAATGGATTCTTCAGTCGTCGGTATCCAGGAGTTTACGCTGACATGGGTTGGGACAGGATCAAGTGGTATGACTCCCGAGGCTTTGAGCAGTTTACTGAGCCATTCAAAGCTATACGCGCCCAATACCTACCTGATTGGTTGCGTGAAGAATGTGAGGTAAAAGTAACCCCACGTAGTGAGAAAGCAGCAATGTTTGCTGAAACTGGCGTACCGTTCCGCGCTGAACATATATTGGAGAATTAAATGAAATCAAATAAAAAGAATATTAGTCAACAGTCTTTAGAAAATCTCGTAATCGCTTTGATGCAATGTACTGATGAATACGGGATACTTTTAAACATTAGCCCAGCCGCCGCATTTCAAGACTGGTTAATTAACAAATATCCTGAGCCTATACGAAATATGTGGAAACGTAAACATGCTTTTGAAATTCAAGAGAATGAAAAAGATTGAGCTATAATTTTTGTTCAATAACCGAATAAAGGTAACACATGAATATAATACTCTCACTCCGCGGAACTTCAGGCTCAGGTAAGACCACTGTAGCCCGCAAGTTTCTGACGGATTACCCTACAAAGACTTTACCCGACCCAAATAAGCCGAAGAAGCATTGGGGATATCAAGTTGACCTCAGCACTGAGGGAATTACTCAGCCGCTTTACGTAATCGGTAGTTATCAAAACACTTGCGGAGGTACAGATGGTATCAGTACTCAAGAAGAAATTGCTGAGCGAGCCCTTGCTGCTCATCCTCGTGGTCATGTCCTGCTTGAAGGCTTGTTACTCTCAAAAGTGGGTCCAGGAGCAATTACAACACAGATGCTCAAACCTACAGGAGCATACGTCGCGGCGATACTTGACACGCCCCTTGCCACCTGTCTACAGAGAGTGCAAGACCGTAGGAATGCCCGCGGAGAAGACAAACCATTTAACCCAAAAAACACTATAAGTGCGCATAAATCTACTTATGACGCATGTGTTAATTTACACAAGGCAGGGGGAGTAAAGATTATTACGATAGATCACACTGATGCTTTTAATGAGACTCTAGAAGTTATCAGAAAGGCAGAGAATGGCACTCTTTGATGAATTAATAGCGTTTGTTAATGAACGTGAGCAGGTGCGTCTAAATAAGGATTCAGGCATGCTCCAGCCATATACGCTTGACCCAATACTTAGCAAGTATCGTTTCTGCAATGTACGCCGCAGGGATGACCGAGTTAGTCAATGGTTAATCAGTAATTATTATAGGAATGTTTCTGGTGATGTATGGTTTCGCGCCCTTCTCGCTCGTTTGATTAATTGGCCACCGACTCTTTTGCATTTGATGGATAATTTAGTAATACCGCGCCGCGCTGAAGACTTTAATGCTTATTTGTTTCTTGAATCTATGCATGAATTAGAAGCACGTAAAGAAAAGTTATATAGCTCGGCTTATATTGTTTATCCTACAATGGTCAAGGGTAATACAAAGTCAGTTAATCTTTGTGAGTATATTATCAAACCGACAATTAACATGGCGAGTAAGATGCGCGGTGCAGTAGCTTCAGGTTCAATCAAACACACTACAAATCAACTCGCAGAATCTTTCGGGATTCAAACCTTTATAGCGGGGCAAGTGAGTGCAGATTTGACTTACCTACGCGGTCAACTTGACAATGCTATCGATCTTTACTCATGGGCACCAATGGGTCCAGGAAGTCAGCGTGGTCTAAATAGGTTACATGAACGCAAGCTGCTCAAGACCACTACTGAGAAGCAATTTAATCAAGAATTGATTGAAGTTCGTGAGGCTGTAATAGGTTCAAATCAATCCTTTAAAGATTTAACCCTGCATGATTGTCAAAACATTATGTGTGAGTTTGATAAGTATCAAAGAGTAAAAACAGGAGAGGGTAAACCTCGTCAAAACTACAAGCCGACTATTGAATTCTAATGAATTATCAACGCCATTATAACCTTTTAATTGAGAAACATGGATTAAAGAGTAAGCCTAACGGCTACTCTGAGAGGCATCATATTGTTCCTCGGTGTTTAGGCGGTTCTGATGACGAAAGTAATTTGATTTATTTAAGCGCAGAAGCACATTATGTGGCCCATCAGTTATTAGTTAAGATGAATCCTGGCAATCCTAAGCTGGTTTATGCGGCTTGGGCTATGACGTGTTCTAAGAAAGATAATATAAGGTCAAATAAAGCGTACAGTTGGATTAGAAAACAATATTCTAAAAATCATCCAATGAAATCTTCTGAATTAAAAGAAGTGATGCGTAAACACGGTGTTAGAAGGGGTTCTTTAAACAATACTCCAGAAAGCATAGAGAAAGCTAGACTAGCTAACATAGGTAAAAAGAGAACTGAAGAAGTAAAGCGTAAAATGTCTGAATCTAAATTAGGTTTTAAACATCCTATGTACGGTAAAAGAGGTGAAAATAGCCCAGTGTTTGGTTGTAAAAATGGGTTGTATGGTGTAAAAGGGAAAAACCATCATTGTTACGGCAGTAGATGGATTAATAACGGTAATATGGAAAAGAAAGTGAAAATTCAAGGTGAATTGGAAGCAGGTTTCATCTTTGGAAGATTAACTAAAATGAAAGGAAAATAAAGTGGAAATCAAAGCGATAAATATTAATGAATTGTTCACTGACATGCTCTGGCGCTTCAAAACGTCAGGCGTAAAGGTTAATACTCGTAACGGACCAGCAATCCGTATTGATGAACCCGTACTCACGACTATTATTGAGCCGACTGAGCGAGTATTGTTTTTTGATAAACGGGACGCTAATCCAATCTTTCATCTTATGGAATCAATCTGGATGCTTGCGGGGCGTAATGACGTAGCCTTTTTGAAGCAATTTAACTCTACAATTGGTCAATTTTCTGATGACGGTTTTAAGTTCAACGCGGCGTATGGAAACAGAATGCGTCACCACTTTGGGTTTGATCAACTCAAAGAAGTTATCAAGCATCTCAAAAATGACCCTAACTCACGTCAAGCGGTTATTCAGCTCTGGGAGACTTCTGATTTCAATAAGGCTACAAAAGATAAAGCCTGCAATACTCAACTGATATTTGCGATTGTAAATGGTTGTCTTGATATCACAATCTTCAATCGCTCTAATGATTTCTGGTGGGGATATTGCGGGGCTAATCCTGTTCACTTTTCTATTATTCAAGAGTTCGTAGCAGTAGCTCTAGAGGTTCCAGTAGGTCAATACTTCACTGTGTCAAACAATTTGCACCTGTATACTGAACTCTACAATGCTCAGCCGTATGTAGAATCCCCTCCGAGTTCTGAAGTATTTGATGCCTACTCAAACGGGTTAGTAAAACCTTCTGAACTCTATTACGGCAGCCCTGAATTGTTCCTGCATGAATGTGAAGTGTTTTGTAATGACCCATTCGGAAACAATAGGTATGTTAATCCTTTCTTTGAATTCACTGCGCACCCTATGGCTATGGTCGCACATGACCGTAAAAACAAGATTAGTGACGGCACAGGTTGGGCGAATAAGATTTTAGCTTCTGACTGGAAGTTAGCAACTCAGCAGTACATCATGAACAGGGAGAAAAAGAAATGAAAATTGAAATTGACGTAAGCTACATAAATAGGTTAGCATCTGATATTGAAGCATTGATGTTGTTTCTTGAGCCTCAAGCAATTGAAAAACAAACTTATCCTGGTGCTGAACGGATTATAAGTCGTTTGAAAGAAATAGTAAACAGAAGAGAAATGTCAAAGAAATATTTTGAAGCTAAGAGTTTTGTGCAATCAGTTGAGGAAGATTATCCAGAATGGAAAGGTAAATGAGCAGACCTTTAACACATAGCGAGTGGGTTGACAGTTTAGAAGATATCATCAATAAAACAAATAAGGAAATCATGAAAGCAAATGATAAGCAGGTAGGCGGGCAGCATTATAAGACAAACGGTGAGCAACATTGGGATAGAATCTATCGCCTATACGGCAGGGGTTACTTTGTCGGTTGCGCTACAAAGTATCTTGAACGCTTTCACCTCAAGAACGGAAAAGAAGATTTAGAGAAGGCAATTCATTTTATTGAAAAGCTCAAAGAGTTAGAGTTTCCTACTCAGGCTCTTGATGGTGGTCCAACCGAACGCTACGTGAATCAGGACTAATGGCTACTATTGTGTTCGATATTGAAGTCGCTCCAAATATGTTTTTACTAATGGGTAAGATTATTGAGACGGGCGAATACTTCGGCATCTGGGGAGATGAGGAAGACGCTCGGGAGAAGATTAAGTCTCTTTTTAAATCAAAGAATACATTCATTAGTTTCAACGGTGCAAGATACGATATGCCTGTGATTAGTTACTTCCTGTCTGGTCATTCATTTTCTGAAACGAAAGGCTTTGGGGATATCATTATCAATCAAAACTTGATGCCTTGGGATGCTGAAAAACAATTTAGGTTCAAAATACCGATGATTGACCACATTGACTTGATTGAAGTCGCCCCGAGTTTTGTAAGCCTAAAGACTTACGGTGCACGTATGAACATGCCTGTAGTTCAAGACCTACCGTTTCATCATTCTGAGGAAGTAGCATACAACGACAGACCAATGGTTTGGGATTACTGCAAGAATGACCTCGACACCACTGAGACTCTTTATAATAAACTGCAAGGGCAACTCCAGCTTAGAGTTGAAATTAGTAAGGAGTATGGCTTTGATGCGCGTTCTAAGTCTGACTCTCAAGTAGCTGAGCAGATGTTTGTAAAGAGGCTAGGTTTAAAGCGTGGGAAGGTAAACATTCCTGAAAGCGTAAGGTACATAGCACCTGACTTTATTAACTTTAAATCTAATGACCTGCAAATATTGATGCATAGAATGGCAGATCACGTATATGAAGTTAATCAATATACGGGTCATGTTATACTACCTGCTTTCTTAAAAGAAAATTTGATAGCGATAAATAAAGGTATTTATCAAATGGGAGTCGGTGGACTTCACTCTCAACACGACAGAAAGGTTTGCTATGTTACTGATGATGAGTATCAAATTGTTGATTACGATGTTGCTAGTTATTACCCTAGCATTTTGCTTAATTGCAACCTTATACCTGTTAATACTGGTACAACCTTTATTGATGAATATCGCAAAGTGTTCGAGAGACGATTAGAAGGTAAGCGTCAAAAGAACATGGTGATTGCCGACTCATTACGGATTGCATTGAATGGAACATTCGGTAAAACAGCGAGTAAGTATTCCGCGCTTTACTCTCCTGACGTGATGATTAATATCACCTTGACAGGGCAGTTGACTCTCTTGATGTTGATTGAAACTTTAGAGGACAATGACATTCAGGTTGTGTCCGCTAATACAGACGGCATCATGCTCAGGCATCGCCGTAAAGAAGTCACAAAGGTTCACAATATAGTTAAGGAGTTCAGTGAACTCACAGGTTTTATATTTGAGGACACTCCCTACCGAGTAATAGCTTTGAAAGACGTGAATAATTACTTTGCCGTAAAGCAGGATCGCTCAGTCAAAATCAAAGGTATCTACAGCGCACCGACGCTCAGTAAGAACCCAACCGCGCCCGTAGTCTCAAAGGCAGTGGGACTTTGGCTCGCCTACGGTACAAAGTTTAAAGACACGGTAATGAATTCACCGTTAACAGACTTTATCAGTGTGCGCTCAGTAACTGGCGGCGGAGTGCAGGGTGATAAATACCTCGGTAAAACTGTGAGGTGGTATCAAACACGGGAACAGTTACCGCCGCTAACCTATGCATCAAACGGGAATAAAGTAGCAAAGACTGACGGAGCTAGGGAGTGCATGACCCTGCCGACCTCAATTCCTTCTGACCTAGATTACGATTGGTATTATAAAGAGATTATGAAGGTAATTAAAGATATTGGAGCGGAAAGGTTTTTATGAGCTATAATTTGGATATAAACGAAATAATAGGAAAGGAAAAAATGCAAGATGAATTAAATCTAGAGCCAGCAGTAGTTTGGGTAGTAGACAACACCCAACGTAAAACTATCAAGGATGCAGCACGCTTTGGGGAAATTGAACACGTCTTTACTGACGTTCAGTATGATGACCCCGTAGCGTATGCCCGAGATGTTTTAAAAGATTTTCAAGAAGGTGATTACCTTTGTATGATTGGAGATCCTAAGTTGTCAGCAGTATGCGTCGGAGTATTGGCGCAAAATAATCCTGGGAATGAAATTAAGTTGTTGCAGTTTGACAGCCGAACCTTTCAGTATTTTCCCGTGTATTTAAACTTTTAATAAAGGAAATAAACATGAGTTTTATGGATACCCTTGTAAAGGGAAAGCAAGAATTACCTCCGCGAATCTGCATTTACGGAAACCATGGCATAGGAAAAAGCACAATTGCGGCTCAATTTCCAGCCCCGATTTTTGTTAATACTGAGGACGGTATTGATTCTCTTGACGTAACTTCATTCCCTCGCGCCGCTGAAATTGGTGACGTAGTTGAGGCAATCAAGACGTTGCTCAAAGAGGATCACAAATTCAAAACACTAGTTATTGACTCTGTGGATTGGCTAGTTGAACCTTTAATTTCTAAAAATGTTGAGGCATCGTATGATGCTAAAGACCTAGGATACGGTAAGAATCAAGTGTACGTAGCTGAAGAGTTCCGTGAAATCCTTCAAGGTCTTGATGCATTACGTCGCAAAAAGGATATGAATATTGTCCTGCTCGCTCATGCCTCTGTAGTTCGTTATGAGAACCCATTGACCGAGCCGTATGATAGATTTGTCCCTAAGTTACCTAACCGCTGTAATGCATTGTTGCAGGAATGGTGTGACGTAGTGGCGTATGCAGGCTTCAAGGTTATTGTCAAAAAAGCAGACGTCGGTTTTAATAATACGGTAAACCGTGGTATTACAACTGGTGAACGCTTATTGCACGTAACTGAAAGTCCAGCCTACATTGCGAAGAATCGTTACGCATGCCCTGATTCATTTGAGATGACCATTGAAGAAATCTCTAAAAATATACCTGTAGTATCTTAATAACCATAAAGGAGTAATAAACATGAGTAAATTTGGATTTGATTTAAATGAGTATGAGTCAGAAGAACGTAGTTTTGAGCCGTTGCCAAAGGGTGAGTACGAACTCAAGTGTACCGAGGCAGAAGAGAAAACTACTCAAAAGGGCGGTCAAATGATTGCCGCGACCTTTGAGGTAGTCAAGGGTCAATACGCTAACCGTAAGATTTGGAATAACTACAATATTCACAATGATTCAGAAAAAGCACAACGCATCGGGCGTGAGCAGGTTTCAGCATGGGCACGTGCCTGCGGTAAGCCTAATGCTACCTCGGTTGATGAATTGCTTGAGCGTAGTTTTACGGCAGTTCTTGATATTGAAAAGGGTACAAATGGTTACTCTGACCGTAACAAGATTGTCGGTTATGTTTCAAAGGATTCAGCTCCCGCAGCAAAGCCTAAAGCAAAAGAGCCATCGTTGTTAGATTTAGAAGATGATGACTTGGACAAAGCTAAACCAAAGGCAGAAGCTAAGGAAGGTAAAAAGAAGAATCCTTGGGATTAAGGTTTGTTCAGATCAGTGCAAGTTAATCGAAAGAACACGGAGCGGCTACCCCCGTTTGCACAGGTAGCCCCATTAATAACGCAATAAAGGAAATACATGGCTACAAAGAAACCAGCGCCAATTATGATTCCCGCAGGGGAGGATGAAATGATTGGAAGCATTTATAGCGGAATAAAGGCTCGTCAAGACCGACCAATGCGGTTGTCTAGGCTCGGTGCGTCAGGCATCGGAGAGGAG